TAAATTGATCAATCCATAAGGTTCTCCTTGTTGATAAGTATCCCAATATTCCTAAGGCAAATCCTCTATATTCTTGGGAGAATACACAGAATTATTACTCATACTTCTCCAATTGGGAATTGTTTCTAAATCCCATCTTTTTGCTTTCAAGAAATCAACATCATCATAGTCTCCAATAGCTATTTCAGCACTTCTACGAACATTTCCACTTACAACAATGTAACCAATAATATTCATTATATCCAAACAATCAATAGGTCTAAGTTTCTTGTTAGATCTACTATTCAGGATTTTATGAATTTCATTAACTCCCCAACATAATTCTTCTGGACCACTAGCTGTACCTCCAAATCCTTTAATAGGAGAACCTTTTCCCCTAATACATACAGTGGAGTATGTAAATCCTTCACCGCTATAGAAATGAGATTTAAGCACTTTACCAAGAAGCTTCACCCATCCTTCTCTGCTATCTGGAACTATAAAATCTGCATCTTTAGTGTCTAATCTTTCAATCTTAATTTTTCCCTTCAATTTAGGAAGTTGATAGACATTTTCCTTCTGAATATTGAACCCTACACCACTCCCCAACATTAACATTTCAAATGCCCATGTAAAGGGCCTAATTGGTTGATTTACAGTGACAAATGAACAATTTTGAAGACTTGGTAGTCCAAGCTTATCAACTGTTTTTGTCCCTAATTGCCACATAAACCTACCTGCTGTGCTAAATTTCAATCCAAGTCTATATCTAGCATATTTTTCCTCTTCTTCAGGAGTAAATCCTACTTTTAACTGTTTTTTACATGCCTCTAATTCTCTCTCAATAATCTGCCAAAATTCCTCTGTTTTACTATTAGGATCATCTTCTTTGAGTCTTCTGCTATATGTTCTTTTCATGACAATATAACCTAATTCTCCCCAAGGTGTCCTAATTTCCTTACTTAATTTTTCTACATCTACCATATTTATTTGTTTAAAGTTAAATTCTCAAAAAGGGCTTACAAGATAAGCTCTTATTGAGAAATAACCAACTTTTCCTCTATAATATTACTAATTATACTAATTCTTTTAATGAATGAACCAACTCTTTATTTTAGTCTTTAACCAGTATAAATTATTGAAGAATCTTCTAATAAAATATCCTCTAGCTACAGATATTATTGTAAATAAAAAGGTCGATACTGTCATCTGAGAACCACTCATTTTAATTCCACATATATAGTTAACTATTGGTAAGCAAACCATAGTTATAGAAAATCCTATGATTGTATTTATACAAGCTTCTATAAAGCTTTCTAATTTACTTTGGTTCATTTTCTTTATTTATAACAAAATGATAGCTATAAAACATAGCATTACACATTAGGTTTCCAATATGAGATATTCCTGTCTCAGGATCTATTTCCTCTCCATCCATTAGAGCAGCTAAATGCCTCTGTGTAGATTCTAAAATCTTAGTTCTGTCCATTTTCTTCATCCAATTGTTAGGAGCATATTTCTTGCTTCCAAATTCTAATACTCTAATCATTGGCTCTAATGATTTATAATGTACAAGTCCCCATTGAGGTTTTCCTTCATTATATCTTAATGCTTTTTCTTCTTTTATTTCACTCATAAATTTAATGCTTTTGATGTCATTGGAAATTGCTCTTTAAATATTGCTTCTACAAGCTTTGCTACAGCTCTATGTTCAGCCTGAGCGTGGGAACTGCAACGCTGTTCCATGTAGTGAATCCAGCTTCTAACACTACCATTTAAATATAATGTTGTACTTGTAGCCATAGGAAGTATCATTCTAGCACATTCCTTAGCCACACCTGCTTTTAACAGAGCTTTATAAAGATTTTGTCCTGATTCTATATATAACTGAATTGCATTATTTGCTTCTATTTCATATCTTTCTACATTATTAGTAATAGTAATCATAGGATCAAATACTTCATCTCCTACTTGTCTATTTGTAGCTCCTTGCTTTCTAAGCTCAATTGGTTCAATATCCACTACTTCAGCATACCTTTGACTGAATTCCTGTGGTTTTATACTCCAGTGACGCAAGATTTGTATACCCACAGCTTTGCTAGTGGTCACTTCTACTGTCATATTAATCATATCAAATGGTGACCAGTGTTTATTTTTTATCATATATCCAATAAGCTTATCAGCAGTCTCTATATTTAATTGATTTGAAGGATTTGACACCCTAGCTATATACACTAATAGCTCTTCTGCTGATAATTCTTTATCTTCTATAACTGATTTTGTTATACTTACTAATTTTACATTCATATTCTTCCTATATATTTACCTTCTTTATAATATCCCTCAAATTTAGCTAATTTGTCTTCTACTCTCTTATCTACTTCCCATTCTCCGAATAGTTTCTTAAGAACATCTAGTCTAATTTGAACATCTCCTATTTCTTCTATAATTGATTGATTTGTAGACTCTTTATCTCCTCCCCATTTTAGCTTCTTTTTCATTAAAACCTCTCCTAATTCAAATAACTCTTCAATAGTTTTATCAAAATTATACCAATATTCATTAGTTTCCACCATTTTATTAATAGTAGGGTTGTCTTCCATTACTTTCCATCCCATAATTTATAGTTTTTGTTCTAATAATTCAAATGCTTCCCTTATAGCAGCTTCCTCTGCTTCTTTTCTTGTTTTATATTCTATATTTTTAGACAGAGGAGGTATTGTATAAGTGAAATATAGTTTATTTGGTACAATTATATGCACATCTATATCAATATATATCTCATTTTCATCAAAAACAGAGAACAATAATACAGGATTTCCACTTACCAATCCCTGAACAGTTTCATCTGTTACTCCTTGTTGTTTTACATGTTCTTTAAATTCATCTGGAAGATTCTTTTCTTTCAAACTTTCTAAAAGCTGTTCTAAATAGTATTCTCTCACCACTTTAGCCGCTTTTGGGTATTTTTCTAATAATTCTGTCATATGTCTCTTCCTTCTGTTACAAGTTGAATTTTTCCTTCTTTATCTGCTCCTAAATATTTCTGTACAAATTTAATAGCTTTTTTCTTACTATCAAATGTTTCAATATTCATATAATATCCTTCATTTATTTTATCTGGATCAGGAATATCTACCCAAAATATCTTTTTTCCTTGTTTTCTCATATTAATTCTTTTATACGTTCAATATTTAATGTTTCTTTCAATTCATCCCATCCTCCCCATACCTCGCTATCATCTTTTAAATGCACAGCTATTCTATCTTCCCAATATTTCTTCAAATCCTCAGATTTATTGAAAATTCTCCATTGTAATGTAGTTTCTTCTTTAATTGAGGAACCTTTTACAATCTTTGTTACCTTTTCAAATTGATCTTGAAATTCCTGAGAAGTCTCACTATATTTTCCCTTCCTAATAAGGTCAAAATCATGTTTATATCTAGAGTTTAAGGAATATACTAGCACTACAAATCCTCCTTCATGATCATAATCATCTATTAGATTCTTTGTTCTAGCATATTCCTCATTAAGGAATTGATTGAACATTTCCATTCTATTAGGTTTAAAAAGAAGATAACAGGAGTCCTCATATGGAACTTCCTGTTTTCCATCTTTAAAATAACCATTCACAAATCCATTTACTCTGAGCCTCTCTTTACCTATCTTAAGAGTAGGAACCATAAAAATGCTACTGATAGTTTTTTTAATCTCGCTCATTTTTTAACTTTTATATTTCCAAATATATCCTTTAAATTCATATTTTGGTTTTTTGTTTCTTTCTTTTCTTCCATTTAAAATTTTCCATAAAACATCAGATGTTGAATTAACATATTTTGCTGCTTTTGATATACTTATAAATTCCTCCAATAAAATATTATCTAGATCATACATTAATATTGATTTTCCTGCTTTTATTGCAGGTTTTACAGAATAGTCAATAGTTTCATCATAATTTTTTTCTAATACAAATGTAAAATCTTTATAATATTTTGCTTGTCCATTTAACACTCTTGAAATTTTGTCTGGATAACATCCTATTTCTTTACAAACATCATTTATACCTTCATATTTATTTATATATTTCCCGTCTTTAGATAGGAGAATTATAGGTTTTTTGAATGCTTTAGATATTAATTTCTTAGTGTTCTCTGCTACATTAGAATTACCCTCTGGATGAGTGGGTCTTATATTATATCCAAATTCAGGATTATGAACATTTAACAAATTACACCAATAATGTTCTTCTGATAATAATATATCTTTATCACATTCAACAAGTATTTCAAATCTGAAACTATCTTCTCCATACTTATTAAATGCTTGTTGTAAATGATAATTATAATGACTATTATCTTTGAGAGAAACAAAATGATCATATTCTCTTCCTAAAAGATCATTTGTTTTTCCAATATACATTTTATTATTAATGATATTTGTTATAGTGTAAATTCCTGAGATCATGATTATTTTATAGGTACAAGTCCGTTATTTAAATAGTTTATTCTACTTATATTCCAACGTCCATTATCTCTAGCCCACTTTAGATCAGCTATAATATCCTTTACACCTGGAAACTTCCTTCCTTTATGTTCAAATCCATTATAAGCATCATCCATATCATCTCCATTTAATGTGTAGATTAGAGGAGAATAATAATTAATACTATCACAGACAATGAATTTTGGATCTTCTACATTATAATACTCTAATCCTTCTCTTGCTTTTAGTTCTCTACATGCTTCTTTATATAAATAGGCTTGAATATATGCCCTTCTATATAAATAGTATTCTTCATAGAAACTTTCTACAGCCCATACACATTTTAAATCATAAAATTGAATAGTTTTAGTTTTGTGGTCAATAATAAGCTTATCTAACATAGATTTTAATGTAAGACCATCAATATCATATCCTTCTATCTGGAATTGATTATAGACATTATATCTATCAGAATTAACAATGTTAAGAATTGGTCCTGTAATATCATTAGACAATAAATCTTCCACTATTCTTTCAGCATTCGTAATATCATCTGTGGTAACTACAGTGAGTCCTTTACTTCTCACTTCACGAATCTCCTTATAATATATCTCATTATCTGTTCCAATGAACTTTTCTAACACCTTATCTAAGCTCCATTTATACTCACTATCTTTATGGGCTAATTTGGCTATTTCTTCAAAAGCAACCTTAATATTCCCACTTTCATCAATATTATCTCTTGTGTGTTTATATAGAGCTTCTACAAAAGCTAACATATTTCCTGTAGGTGCTTTAGCTGTACTACTCATGAAAAACCTATTATCAAATTCATCTTTTTCGAATAATAGTGTTTCTACCAATCTACCTATAACACTAGCCTTACTATCCTCCTCTTCTGTCACTCTTTCACCAAGAACATATTTCTTGTAATATTTTCTCCTATCTAAGGAGAATTCTTTAAGAGAACTACTACTATCCATAGTAATAGCTCTATATTCCTTTTCTGTCTTTGTGCTTCCTTTTATCATAAATCATGTAATTCTTTAAAACTCTCAATTATTTTAGGGACCATAGCCCTAATTTCCTTAGGTACACGCTGAAACCACCATCTTACATCAATTTCATAAGGTTCTCCCTTATCGTCTGTATTCTTAGGTAGAATTAGCCAAAATCTATGTTCCTTTCCTTCATATTTAACAACTCCTTCATACCAAATTTCCAGAAATGAAGATTCCTTATTTATACTAATTTCAGCTAATTTACTAGCTTCTTTTAACTCATTCTGTTTCTTCCATTCCAAGTCTCTCATGACATTCTTTATCAAAATTCTTAGCAATATCCAACATATCCTGCTTATAATGTCTCCAATCTTTAAAATCTTCATCTGGAGATATAAGGAGGTTGTCCATTAGATAATAAAATAATTCTTCACAGGTATAATCGTTAAAATTCTCAATTTCCACTATTTCTTGCATTTTTAAGGTATTTTTTAGTTTTTGCTTTATGACAAGTATTTTTACACAAAATCTGATAAGCATTTGGATCTTCCTTTGTAAGCCTTTCTAAAAAAGGAACTATGTCTGCGTATGATTTTAAACTCCCGCATTCTTCGATATGATCTATCTCCATATCAGCTCTTTTTCTCCATTTCTTACATTTAGCACATTGATATTCCTTTTTAAGCCTTTTATTATCAGACTGAGAGGGTCTACTAGCATTATTTAATGCTGTTTGCATGGGAATCCAATATCTAAATACTCTCCTAAGAGCACTTCTCACCCTTGAAAAATACTCTGATTCTGACCACTTGCCCCCATTTCTTGTCTTTGGAGCTTTAACTTTCTTTATTTTCTTCTTACTCATTTTACAAAATTACAAATATATAGGACACTTTTTACATGTCCTATATATTTATTTTTCTTAATATTCTACTACCCTTTTAGAAAGAATATCTTTCATTTCCTCCAAAGAATGCACAATTTTAGTTATCTCTGTAGCTGTAATCTTAGGAGGTTGGAATGTATGTCTTTTTACTTCTTCAGCAAAGCTATTTTGAACATAATTTTGCAATTCTAGTAGACATTGTTCTTCAAATACATCTCCTAAATCTGTAACATCAAAATCATCATCATCCAGAATATGTTGTTCTTCCTTACTAAGGACAGAAGCAAAAAACCATCTACATGTCCTTAATTTACCATCCTCATTATGAGGAACAGCTAATACATCAATAGGATTGATAATTACAAGAATAGGAGTATCTCCAAATCCACTATAATCATATTGCTTACTAGCAGCATGAAATCCTTTAGAACAACTAACGCTGTTATTATCATCTCCATCGTTCCTAGGCATAGAAATAGTACTCCCCACTTTATAATCCTCCTCTCCTGTATGTTTAGATGTATAGCTTTTTTCCTGCATATTAGGCAAATCTAGGTATAAATCCTCAAGATTTCCTATAAATTCACCTTCATCATTCCAAGTTTTACTAAAAGAATATTCTTGTTCATTTTTATATACTTGATAATCAGAGGGTTTCTTTTTCCATACAGCTTTTACTTTATTATAAGTATTGCTGACAAACTCTACCAATTTCTTGTTTTTGCCTCCTGTACTAACAACTCTCCTATAAGCATAGAAATTACCATGTTTATCTATCTTAAATTGATGTTTACTAAGGAATTTGTACAAATCTTCTGCACTTTGAGCATTTGGATTGAGGCAACATTTTAACCAAAACTTCTTAAGTGATTGATATTCACCACTTTCCTCAAAATGTTCGTTAGATTCATAAGCTGCCTGTAATTCTATAAATTTTTCTACAAGAAGTTGTGGCATACTACGTTTTACTCCTTTTAAATAGACAGAATTACCTTCTACCTCAAAATCTGCTAAATCTTTAAGACTATCTATTCCATTAATAAGAAGTTGTGCCTTTTTTATTTCATTTTCATGCTTTTTCTTTTCTTCCAATCCTTCACTATTTGAAGCTATTTGAAATAATTCTGTCTCAATAGTAGCATTTCTAGCCCTTTTGAAATCATCTTGTGTAGCATTTGGTTTACTAAGAATGTTACCATCATTTAATACAATAGTTAGTACATTGTTGATAAGTTTTATTTTCCTATAAGGAGTTAATAATTCTTTAAACTCTGATTTTTCCTCCGGAATCAATGCTAATTCTCTTTTAAGAATTTTTACCTTTAATTCTTGTTCTTCTTGTTCTTCTAGTTCTAGAGCTTCTTTTTCTTTCTTTTTCTCTGATTTCCACCAGTTTAATGAGAGTATTCCCATAATTTTAATTTTTAAATTGTTATTTCTTCTATATTTACCAATGGCTCCTCATTCACTATAGGAGCCTTATAATGCTGCCAATCTATTCTATAATTGTTATATTTAAATAAGTCCTTAAGAGCTTTATAAAGATTAACATCTATAGTATATGTTGGTATTACTCCTAATATAGGATTAAGGAATGTTAGTTTTTCCACAATATTCTTGACATTTTTATATGTACTATATATGGAACTATCGTATAAATTACCCTCTTCAGCCACTAATAGAATAGATTTATATAATTCTTCATTTCCATTTAAGAAGTATTTTTCTCTATATTTATCTAATCTATCAATTTTATTGTATAAATCTTCTGAAACTTCTTTAATTATATTTCTTCTAGTAAATACATTATAATTCTGACTTTTTAACGAATTTATCAAATATGCAGTTACTGCTCTTCTAAATATTTTATGTTTTCCTTTTTCAAATTCTTCCATTTTCATCCAATTATGCAATTCTACATCCTTCAGGTTTTTAAGTTCTCTTTCAGAAAACATTACAAATTTAACATCTTTTTTGTTAAATATAGTGAAATACTTCTGGAATTTATCTTCATCCTCTGTTCCTCCATATACAATGAAATATTTAGCTTTATGAGCATCTTTCATTTGAATGACAGTAGATACAAATTTACAATCCTTTCCAGAAACATATCTCTCTAAATTCTCAGACATCTTCCCTGTAACTTCTCCAGTAAGCTTTTTACGTCTTATTTTCCCTGAAATAGCTACCTTTTGAAGTTTTTCTTTCTTCCTGCTCTCAAACCATTCTTTAGGAATATCTATTTTATCAACATCTATAAAATGAGCTGTTAATAAAGAGATAATATATTGACATTCTTTAATTCTTTCCCTCCATTCTTTCCTAGGATGTGATTGTAAATTAAGGATTTTCATCCAACAATCCATTCCACTTCCTGTTACTTTTTTATAAGGATTTCCAAGCTTTATAGATTTTTCTAACTTAACAAACTCTTTATTGGTATATCCTATTAAAGTTTCTCTTAAATAAGCTTTTTTATGAAATGATAATTCATTATAAATATATACTTCTTTACCTTCTATGTTGCTAAAATATAATGTACTTCTCCACTTGTTATTAGCTTCAGAGTTAAATCTTCCATTTCTAAATGTATATTTAATTACATATTCCTGTAGAAGATAATCTTTTAAATGTAACAAATCTTTTATTTTCAAGAGCTTTAATCCTATTAATTCAGGATCATTAAATTTGATCTTAGAATAGGATTTTAAAAAAGAAACATCTAATGAATGTTTCCCTACACCATCTACATACCTACTAGCTCCACTATAATGTCTGAAAATATCAAATATGTTATCACTATCCTTTATATTAGTATTGTACTTATTAACGAAGAAATCAGCTATTTTGGCTATTTTATCCATTATTAACTTCTTTGCCTCTGGAGAATACTTTAATTGTTCCCTATTAGGAACAGGAAATAAACCATCTGTAAGCTTAAATCTTAACGCTATAGGGAAATTTATTGTAGAAATGCCTAATTTAGCGAAATCTATAGGATAATAGACATTATCTAAGCAAATATGCAAATTTCTATCATTATTAAGTTCACTCCATTGAAAATCTTCTGTTCTAGTGATAATGAAGTTATTTTCAACACTATCTCCACAATCAAAATAAACACTTTCAAAATAGGCTAATTGTTCCTTAATCTTCTTTTCAAAGTCCCATCTATCACCATATTTCACTGGAACTATAACCTTTACACCATTTCTTTCCTTAGTAGGAGACTCATATAGTAGATCAATTTTTATATCTTCATCTCCTTCATACATCATCCATTTTCTTTCTATTCCATCTTTCCTACCTATAAAATAGAATGCTGATGTATATGCTAAAGTTGACTTCCATTCAAGGCCATATGCCCCTAATTGGGTGATAGAATTTCTCTTTGTAGATTTTCCGTATTTCCTTAGTATATTTATAACTGTATTTGTATCAATTCCAATACCTACATCTTCCACTGAAAACTCATAATTACTATCCTTATTCTGTTTAAATGAGACAATAATAGGCTCATTTATTCCAGCTTCTCTATGGCTATCTAATGCATTTGATGCAGTTTCTCTTATTAATGAACCTATTCCATCAGAATAAAATTTACTCAACATTTGTTTAAGAAAATGAGCAGACTCAAAATCTATTTCTGTATTATAGCTTTCTTGAGTGATACCCTCATCTAATTCTAAATTTTCTGTTTGTTTCTCTAATATCATATTACTCCTCCATTTCTTTTAATTAACCAAATTGATTTCCAGTTTAAATCAGCATATATTTCTATATTATGATTATCTCCTGTACAAATAAATTCATTTCTAGTAGTAGGAATACTTGTTTTGGTTTTCCAATTATATTTAGGTCTTCCTGGTACAACATTCACTTTAGTTGACACTCTAGCAGTGGCCCACCTAGTAGGTCTACTCTTACTCATTTTCATAGGTCTAATAAGTTTATACCATCTAAACTTACTATTACTTCCTACAAGGAATTCATCTCCTACTTGTAAATCTTTTAATTCTGTTATCATAATTAAAAAGGTAATGTATCAAGCCAATCAATGGAAAACCCATTATTTTCTTTGATTATCTTTGATACTTTTTTGAATGTATTTTCCGTTTCCCATGTTGTATTCATCCTTGCAGCATACGCTGGGTGTGTAAGATGGAATACATGTGTAAAAGGTGTTACATATTTAGCACATTTTCCTGCTTCTTTTCCTAGGAATATAATAGGAATTCCTGTATATCCAACAATTTCTTCAAAGAAGAACTTATTGAAAGGTTCCCAAATATCCAAATGACTACCTGGTTTTCCCATTTCTGTTGTAAGGGCTACATTATACATTAAAATTCCCTGTTTAGCTAAATAGCTAACATCAGGATTCTTTATGTAATCGAGTTTCATACCATCATATAGTTCATTTTCTACACCCTCGTAGAAATATTGCAAGGAAGGCTGTAATTTACCTGTCACTGAACATCCCATACATAATCCATCTGCTATAGGTGCTCCATTTATAAAGGTGTGGTAGGGACAATATCCAGCCAATACCACCTTTATCTCATTCAAGGGAGTTTCTAAGAAACATCTCCATGTAAGGCTGCTATTTGGAGCTATTTTATGCCCTTTTCTACTTCTTTCCTTTAAATAATTATACACCCTATCACATTCCTCACTTTCTATCCATTTTTGCATCTTAGGATGATAGGAAGGATGAAAAAAGTCTTTAAATTTCTCCCACTCCATTATCTTTTTGGGTTATTTTTTACTAAAATATTCATAAAGGAACAAATTAAGTCTGCATTTTCTTCTCCAATAGCATAAGCTATAATACCTCCTTGTTCTTCATCTATTATTCCCCATAATTCTCTTTTATTTAGAGTTTTTTGAAGATCTGGGATATTAACTTCTTCATCTAAATCTTGATAATTAAATCTATTTTCCATTAAAATTCTATTTTAGTTTGTCTCAAATAATCTATATGATAGGGATTATCTTTTTCTTCTTTACAATTTTTAGATAATCTTCCCAGATTATAACATTTTAGAGCAAAAAGCTCTAATTCTCCTGCTTTTAAATTTGAGTTATTTCCCCAAAATTCTTCCACTAATTTATTTAATTCTTTCATATTACCAATCAAATTTCATATACGAAAACCCATTATTTACACAAAATTTCTTAAACTGAGTTATTTCCTCAGGCATTAGTGCAAAATCCTCATCATCTAACATCATTTCTAATATCTCCTTTACTTCAGAAGTTTGATACTTTTCCATATAACAAGGACCTTTATCATCATATAAAAAAGAATCATCTCTGTCTAAACCAAAATTTGTTCTATACGAAGTTTTCCCCAAGTGAGGAGTTTTAGTTAATTCTTTCCATCTTTCCTCTATAGGTTCCCTTTGATCTGTTATATAATCAAGATATTCCTTTACCAGCTCATTGTATTTTTTATTAAAATCTTTTTTCATAATAACTGTTTTTCTTTTAGTATCTTTTCGATTTCTTTCATTCCGTATATTTTTGATACGTCTGCCCAATCTTTCAAGTTTTCATTAAGATATTTCTTAGGAACATTACAATAGTCGAAATCAAACAATTTAGTAATTTGTTGACTATTCTGTACCCCCACTAAATCTGCATCAAAACTTAATATCTGTCTTTTGGAATTAGATTTGAAATATTCTACATTTTCTGGACTAAAACATGCGATTCCTTCGTTTTGCACAGCGCAACTGCATGGAAATACTTTTTTAATTACCATCATATCCTTTTTCGATTTTCCAATGAAAGCAGTGTCACAATTTTTTATATTTTCTTTTCCATCTAGAGTTACAATCGGAGTGTTATTAGGCATCCATTTATTCTTCTTATCTGAAAATGGTCTATATATCTTCCAATATCCATCATAATAATAACCAAATCTCAATTCTGTCTCTTTAAGAGGAAATCTTGTTTTATTGAAATATAGAGTTTTTATGGAATATATGTTATTATCCCTCAAATCTTGTAGATTTTGATGATAGGTATTCCAATAAGCTAACTCTTCTAAGGTAAATTTCCTTGTAACCACTTGAATCAAGCTATTTCTTTTGGTTATTTCTGGTTGTTTATATTCTCCTACAATAGCTTTATAATCCTTTTTCTCACTATTTCCTATTCCTAGGCCAAAATCCCCATCAATTTTTCTCAATACTTCATCTAAATTGGCTAAATTGAATAATTGTTTAACAAATGAAAAACAATCTCCTCTTTTAGCTGTATCATTAAATGCAATAT